GATTATCTGGAGGGCAAAGGGCTGGTGCATAAGGAGATGGTAGAGAACCGGAGGCTGGGGATCAGCCGGTGCATCGTGCGGCTGTCCCCGGAGGGGACGGACTATCTGGAGGGCAACGGCCCGGATGTTGCGGGGGTTGACTGATGGAGCAGAAGAACAGGAGCCACGGAAAGATCGACAACCTGCCGCCGGAACTGAAAAAGGAAGTGGAAAACCGCCTGTTGGCCGGGGATACCTATGAAGAGGTGTCAGAGTGGTTAAAAAGGCAGGGGGAGGAGGTCCACCTTTCCAGTGTCGGACGGTACGGCAGAAAATTTTTAAACAAGTTTGAGAGCGTCCGGGTTGCAAAAGAGTTTGCAAAGCTCCTTGCGGAGGATAATGTAGACCGTCCGGCAACGGAGCTGCATGAGGCAAACAACCTACTGGCGAGCCAGATCATTATGGAGGCGCTGGTGGATGACAGCATGGACGCAAAGCAGCGCACGGAGGCAGCAAAGAGCATCGCATCGCTCCAGCGGGCGCAGGTATCCAACGAGAAGTTAAAGATCGAAGCGCGCAAGGAACAGGGCGCGGTACATGTGGCGATGGACCTGCTGAAGGAAAAGGTATTTTCAGAGATCGGGCAGAACTATCCGGAGATCGCTGCAAAGCTTCTGGAGCTGGCAGAAAACACGGAAAAAGAGTTGACGCGGATGCAGTGACAGACAGTAGGGAAAAACGGGCGCATTTCCTGTTTTTATGGCTCAGGCAGGGGATTGTGGCACAAAGAGGAATCAAAGGGCTGTTTAAGGCGGTTAAAGCGGTTTTTAAGGCGGTAAAAAAACATGCAGTAGCCTTACTGCGCCCGGAAGGATGTGGACAGAAATGGAAAGCTGGAAAGAGAAGGCTGCAGCGTACTGGAATGACGGCCTGCGGGTCGAGGACATATCGGTGCTTCTGGAGGTTTCACGGCAGAGCATATCAGCGTATTTAAAAACGCTGCCGGGATATGCCGAGGAAAAGGCGCGACGGAAGCGGGAAAGTGCAGCACGGCGTCGGGAATATAAGACAGAGAAGCAACGGCAGTACCGTGCGGTATCTGGGATTATGGCAGTGACCGCAGAGACAATGCGGAGAGAGCATGACCTTGCGGCATTGGAATTATCAAGGGAGATCTATCATTAAAGGGGCTTAAAGCTCCTTTTTAAATTGCTTAAAAAGAGGTTTAAACACGATGAATGGCAGTCTGGCGGAGCAGTTTAAGGAGCAATTAAATAAAAGGGATTCCGTCAGGGACAAAAACCTTGCAGCAGGGCGGAAGGATTTCCGGACATTCTGCGAGCTGCGGAAACCGGATTTCTATAAACCGGGGCGGGAGTATCAGGGAACACTGTGCAGCACACTGCAGGCGGCCTATGAGAAACGGCTGGTCAGTGAAAAGACAGGGAAACCCATAAAATATCTGATCATCAACCTGCCGCCCGGATTCGGGAAGTCCTATACGCTGGCGAACTTTGTGAACTGGTGCTATGGGCAGGATGTGAAGAACAAGGTGATCACGGTGTCTTATAACGGGATCATCGCGCCGGAGTTTTCCCGGACGGCAAAGGACATGATCCTGGAGGAAGAGACGCCAGGGGAGGAATCCTATGTGACGCGCAGCTTTTTCCCGGGGCTGAAAGTGAAGTACGGAGACAGCAGCGTCATGAAGTGGAGTCTTGAAGGGAGCTATACCAGCTACCTTGCCACCAGCTTTGACGGTACGCTGACTGGTATGCGTGGCAACATTATTATTATTGATGACCCGATTAAGAGCGCGGAGGAAGCTGTCAATGATGCCGTGAAGGAAAAGCACTGGAACTTTTTCAAAAACACATTGTCATCTCGTATGCTCCCGGGGGCACTGTGTATCATCGTACTGACCCGGTGGGCAACAGATGATCTTGCCGGGCGTGTCATGGATAAATTTCCGGATCAGTGTTATGAGTTAAAGATTCCGGCGCTTACGGAGGACAGCCCGGAAGGGGTCAGCACCTGCGAGGATCTGTACCCGACAGAAGACCTGCAGCAGAAACGTGAGACGCTGGATGAGGAGATTTGGGGCGCGAACTATATGCAGGTGCCCGTGGACAAGAAGGGCGCACTGTACGGGGAGTTCAAGACCTATGACGTGCTGGATCCGGACAAATTCGAGAAATTCCTGAACTATACGGACACGGCGGATGAAGGGGCTGACAGCCTGTGCAGTATCTCAGGCGGGCAGATTGGACGTTATGGTTATGTGACGGACATTTACTATACGGATGAGCCGATGGAAGTGACCGAGCCGGAGACGGCGCGGCGGTTGCAGGCTGCGGGTGTACGGGAATGCCTCATAGAGTCGAACAATGGTGGTCGGGGCTTTGCCCGCAACGTGATCCGGCAATTAAAGGAGCTGCACTGCCATAAATGTTCGGTCACATGGTTCCACCAGTCCAAAAACAAGCGCACGAGGATACTGACGAATGCGTCGAACGTGATGGAGCAGGTCATCATGCCATCAGACTGGAAACAGCGGTGGCCTGCCTTTGCGCAGCATGTCAGCAGGTACCAGCGTAAGGGTAAAAATGACCATGACGATGCAGAAGATGCACTGACCGGATTTGTGGAGCTGCTCAACGGGGATGTGAAAGGAAAACGGAAAGCAAGGGTCGGGAAAAAGAGCCGGCTCGGGCTGTAGGAGGAGATATGTATAAATTTCACAGGGATCAGGTGCTGGAACCGGAATTTCTGACAAAACTGGTCGAACGGTTCAAAAAGGAGTATGTCCCGCGTTTTATCCGCGACCAGAAATACTATGAGGTAGAGACGGAGATCTTAAAGCGGACGATGACGGACGGCAAGCCGAACAACAGGTTGGCGCACGGGTTTTGCCGCTACATCACGAACATGGCGACCAGCTACTTTGCGGGAAAGCCGCTGGGCTACATCGTGGAGGACAACGAGTATCAGGAGGCGTTAGAAGACCTGTTCCAGAAAAATTATATCGACAGCCTGAATTTTGCGGTATCCAAGGAAGCCAGCAAAAAGGGGATCGGGTTTTTGCTGATGTTTTTAAATGAAAATGGCGATCTGCGGATCAAAAAGATGGATGCGGAAACGATCATCCCGGTCTATTCTGCGTCGCTGGATGAGTTTCTGGAGGCGGCGGTCCATATCTGGGCAGATTATGACATTGACAATACGCTGCTGTGTGAGTATGCGGATGTGTATGATGATACGTTTATTTACCATTTCAAGCGGGAAAATGGTGCACAAAACTATACGTCGCTGCCGGAGAACCCGAAGGAAGCGCACCTGATGGGGGACATCCCGGTGATCGTGTTCTGGAACAATGAGGAACAGCAGGGGGATTATGAACCCCATACGTCCCTTGTGGATGCGTATGATAAGGCACAGTCGGATACTGGCAATGACATGGAATATTTTACCGACGCTTACCTGTGGATCAAGGGCGCAAGCGAGATTGTGGAGGCGGCTTTGACCGGGGAAGATGGCGAGGGGGACGGCGCAAGGGCGGTTCGGGACTTCCGGAAAAACAAGCTTTTGATGCTGGACGAGAACGGGCAGGCAGGGTGGCTGGTCAAAAATGTCAATGACACGGCAACGGAGAACTATAAAAACCGCCTGTATAAAGATATTTTCTTTCTGGCTCAGGTACCGGCGCTGTCGGACGAGAGCTTTGCCGGGAACCTGTCAGGGATTGCGATCAAGTACAAGCTGATCGGAGTGGAGGAGCTGGCGCTGATGAAGGAAAACTGTTTCCGCTCTGCACAGACGAAGCTGATCAAAATGCTGACGGAATACCTGAATACAAAGATGAACAAGGACTGGGATCCGGACAGCGTGGAGCAGAAATACGAGAGGAATTTCATCGACAATGATGCCGATATAATCCAGAATGCGCGTCAGGTGGAAGGGATCGTATCCCATGAGACGCAGCTGGGGATGCTGCCGGGCTCGATCGTCGATGATGCGCAGGAGGAGCTGCTGCGGATCCGGCAGGAGGCTGCCGATGAGGAGCAGCTCCAGATGGCAGTGGTATGACAGGCGGTAAACCATGGGGAAAGGGCAGGAGAAGGGATACTGGGATAAGCGCGTCCTGAAGGACAAGGCAAGGGACGTCAATAACGCGGAGAAGTTCCTTCTGAAAAATCAGAAGGTGTTGTATGGGCAGGCTGCAAAAGAAATCCAGAAGGAAATCGAAAAACTGTATGGGAAATTTGCAGACCAGCAGGATATTTCTATCGCGGAGGCGCGGCAGCTGATCCGCGGGGCAGATTTTAGGAAGATCGACTGGCAGGGCATGATCCGGGAATCCATGGAGCTGCGGGAAAAGATCCGGGCAGGGAAAGGGACACTGCCGGAGGAAGTGATAGAAGCTCTGGAAAAGCAGCATAAAGAGCTGGAAGACAGGATGGCGGCGTATACAAAGCGCGGGCAGATCTCCTATCTGGAGCTTAGGCAGGTCGAGATCGAGCGGAAGCTGTTGGATTTGTATGATAAAAACCAGCAGAACCTGTATGAGTACCTGCACAGCGAATATGAAGACGGCTATTACAGGCAGGTGTATAACACACAGCAGCATGTGGGGTTCGGGTATGATTTCGTGAAGCCTTCCGGTGAGGCGGTTGACCGTGCGATCCTGAACCGGTATGACCGCCGGAATTTTTCCAAGACGCTGTACCAGCACTGCGATCATTTCGCAAAAGACATCAGGGAGAATCTGGTAGTCGGGCTAATCCGGGGCGAGAGCCTGGAGCGGATGGCAGCGCGGATCCGGGACAGGATGGGCGTTGCCTACAGCGCCGCGAAGCGTCTTGTAAGGACGGAGACGGCGTATATCTATGAGCAGGCGACCAAGGATGCTTATGAGGAATGCGGCGTGGAATGGTATGAATTTCTGGCGACGCTGGACGGAAGGACCAGCGAGGCATGCCGGGAGCTGGATGGGAAACACTTCAAGGTCAAGGACGCCATGCCGGGAAAGAATTACCCGCCGATGCACCCGAACTGCCGCAGCACTACGGTGGTCTGGTTCCCGGGGGAAGAGGAGAAGAAGAGAACGACCAGTCGGATTGCGAAGGATGGGGCGGGAAAATACTATGAAGTCCCGGCGGATATGACCTACAAGCAGTGGGCAAAGAAACATAGCGATGGGCAGGCATTGATGACCTATGAGGAAAAAAGGGCATTGAACCAATATATTAGTTTTGAGGCATACACGATCAATGATGCACTTCGTAATAATCGTAAACTGACAGTCAGAGAGGATACACTGGTTAAACAGTTGGATGGGGCACTGGATAAACTCACAGATTATCAGGGGACAGTAATTAGGTGTCTGGATATTGCTGATTTAGATACTTTTTTAGAAAACTATCAGATTGGTGGGGAAATTATTTACGAAGAATATACATCCTGTTCCACAGAAGAAGGATATAATCCTACTGCAAACGTGATGATTTACCGGAAGTCTACCAAAGGGAAGGATCTGACTGGTTTGAATACTGCCGAAAAAGAGGTATTATATAAGAGAGGCAGCAAGTTTAAAGTAGAAAATATTGTAGAGCAAGATGGTGTGATTTTCATTATGGAGGTAGAGGCATGAGTGAGAAAAAAGCGGCTCCTTTTTCCCATCCCAGATGGAAGGATATTCCGAAACCAGAGGTCATAGGGCATTGTGAGGTAAGTGAGGAAGAGAAGAATGATCCGGAGTTCCTTGCTTTCATTGAGCGGGAGATGGAAAGAAGGAAAAAGTTAGAGCATGGTAACTGAAAATTTTATGTGGTAGGAAAGGGATTACACGCAAAACGTGTAGTCCTTTTTATATACAAGTTTTTAGGAGGACAACCAAATGGCAGAAGAAAAAACAGTAACGACGACCGCCGTTGAAACGGGGGAAAAACCGGAAGCGGCAGAGGGCACAACGCAGGAGAAGCCGGAAGCTGTGGCGAAGACCTATGATCAGGCATATGTGGACGACCTGATCGAACGCCAGAAGGCAGCACAGGAAGCGGCGGTGGCGGAAGCCCTGAAGGTGGCAGGCATGGACAAGGATGCCAAGGAAAAGTATGAGCAGGAGCAGGCGGAGGAGAAGATGGCAAAGCGGGAGGCAGACATTGCCCGCCGGGAGCTGAAGGCGGATGCTCGTGAGGTGCTGGCGGAAAAGCAGATCCCGACAGAGTTCTTGGACATGCTCCTTGGCAGCGACTTAAAGGAAACCAAAGCGAATGCAGACGCCTTTAAAACAAAGTTTGACGCTGCGGTACAGGCGCAGGTGGAGAAGCGTCTGGCAGGAAAGACGCCGCAGGGCGGCAATGGCAGCCAGTCCGGGACAAGCATGAAATCCGAGATTGAGAAATACATGGCGTAAGGGGAGGAAAAAGACATGGCATTAAACACATTAGAGTATGCAGTACAGCTCCAGACTATCCTGGACAATGCGGCAGAGGCAGCGCTGACCTCGAGCTGGATGGATGCGAATGCAGGACAGGTACAGTATGACGGTGGCAACAAGGTAAAAATGCCGCAGATGGAAGTGACCGGCTTAAAGGATTATGACAGGGACAAAGGTTATCCAGATGGCTCCGTGACCCTGAAATTTGAGGATTACACCATGACCCAGGACCGTGGAACGTCCTTCCAGCTGGATGCGATGGACATCAACGAAACCAATTTTATCGCAAACGCAACCCGTGTGGTGAGTCTTTTCCAGAAAGAGCAGGTCGTACCGGAGATCGATGCGTACCGCTATTCCAAGCTGTATGCACTGTTAAAGGAGGGCGGAAAAAATACGGACTATACCGTGGCAGATGATACCCTCTGGGATGCGCTGATGGATGACATCGCAAAGGTAAGGGATGAGATCGGCGAGGAGATCCCGCTGGTCATCTCCATCCGTCAGGCGGTCAAGTCGAGACTGGAAAAAAATGCGAAGTACCAGAAGGTGGTCAATGCAGCACAGTTTACGGCAGGGAAAATCCAGACGAACCTGAACCAGATTGACAACTGCTATCTCAGACCGGTGCCCTCTGCCCGGATGAAGACTGCTTATGTATTCCGCGATGGTAAGAGCGGCGGGGAGGAAAACGGGGGCTTTGCGCCGGATGAAGCCGCAAAGAACATCAACTGGATCATTACGCCCCAGAATGCGCCGATCGCAGTGACAAAGCAGGACAAGATGAAGATATTTGACCCGGATACTTTCCAGAAAGCGGACGCATGGTTTATCGGATACCGCCGGTACCATGAGCTTTGGCTGCCGAAGGCAAGGTATGAAAGATGTCTGGTAAATGCGGAGGCAGTAGGATGAAGAAGCGGATGAGAAGGCTGAACATGGTACGTTATGCAGCAAGTGAGGCAGAGGCAGAAGAGCTGAAGGAAAAGGGATTTGTTGAGGACCCCATTCGGAAGGCTGCCCATACAGCACAGGAAGGGACGGAAGAATCCGGGGAGGAGGAAGCTGCTCCTGCAGAAGAGGTACAGACAGGGGAGAAAAAGGCATCCGGAAAAGGCTCTAACAGGGGGAAAGCAAAGGAGACGGCAGAAAAGGATGACAGCAACGATTGACTGGGATGAAATGCTGAAAAAAGTAAAGCTCAGGATCGGTGTGGCCGGGGAGGAAAACGACCCGGTCCTGCGCCTGATGCTGGAGGATGCAGTAACGGCGGTCACGTTGTTCTGCAACCGCGACGTATTCCCGTGGCAGTTGGAATATGTAGTACGCCACATGGTCGAGCGTGCTTTTGAGCGGGACAATGGCGACAACGTGGCGGCAATCAAGCGGGGGGATACCCAGATCACCTATGGAACGGCCATATCGCAGGATGACATGTCGCAGGAGGAGCGGGATATCTGCTGTAAGTTCCGCAGGCTGCGCGTCCTGTAGGGGGAGGCGGATATGAGGTTTGAAGATTTAAAATTTAAGACGGCAGGGAAGGCGGTTAAGAATGAGAGGAAAAAAGGAAGCAGATCTGCTGCAAAAAACGTACCACGACAGGCTGACGGTGGTACGGAAGCGGCTGGGAAGGGACCCGCAGACGCAAGAAAGCGTTGAACTGGAGGAAGTAGTCTATAAAGACGTCCTCTGCGCCCTGAGCCAGTCGGGGAACAATAAGCCGGACCGTCAGGAGTTTTATAGCGAGCGCCAGATGGGCGCTGTGCTGTTTACGCCCCCGGGGATCCTGCTGGAGGACAATGACATTGCAGTGGTGGTCACGGAGGCGGGGCAGACGGTTCAGGGAGTGACCGGGAGGACCTTTGCCTATATCTCCCACGGGGAGACGCCCTTCCAGACAGAGGGGCTGGCATGAGGAGCCTGGAGGATCTGGAGCGTGCCTTTGAACGGGGGCTGAACGCATGGGAGTCCGGGAAAGTGCTGACCGTTGCCGGGCGCATGGGACAGAAATGTGTCCGGGAGGTCAAGCGGAAAACGCCAGTCATAACGGGCAACCTGAGACGGCGCTGGCGCTCATCGGCAGAAAAGCGGGGGAATGATGTAGTGATCATCCTTGAAAATGACGCGGACTATGCAGAGGCGGTAAACAACGGGCACCGGATTGTATCCCACGGCAAGACGGTGGGAAAAACGGACGGGCGGCATATGCTGGAGCAGGGGATCGCGGCATATAGGGACACCTACATGGCGGATGACCTGCAGGAGATGGCAGACGTCCTGAAAAAGGGCATGGGAGGATGACATGACACTGGAAGAGATCCGCGCCGGTATCATAAGGCTGCTGCGGTCTGGGACGGACGTGGAAAATATCACGGGCGAGGATGTGACACAGGCGAAAGGCTTTCCGCTTTTGCATGTGCAGCTGACGCCCTTAAATTATGGGGCTGCGGCTGCCGGGATGTGGCGGGACAA